CCCGAAGGGGGAGAGGGTCAAATTTGGTCGTGGAGAGCGCTGTCCCGACTACTCGCCCGATTCGTTTCTGTTCGGGCGCCTTGTTTTCTTCTTTTATCATTGATTTCCGGTCCCTCTTGGGCCACTCTGTCCAGTTCCGCCCTGTGAGGGGATATGAAAAGAGGCTTGTGGGCCATTTCAATCGACTTCCCGTCTTGTCCGGTGTTCGATGCCTCAACCGCACAGACCGGATGGCGTTCGGGAGGGAGGTCGCCGCCGCTTTCTCTGGGTTGTCGTCCCCTGAATCGGTCCGATGTCTCTTTGACTCTTGTCGAGTAGTCTATTCCGCCCTTTCGGCTTTGACTGCCTCTTGCTCCTCTAGGTGTCCCAGGAAGTTTAACCCTGGCCTTGACTGTTACCACGAACCGAGGGTCCCCTCACTCTTATCTTTCCGGCGACTCCGGTCCTTAGAGATTCGACTCATTCGGCTATTGCTGTCCTGGTCCCCAGTATCAATCGGTTTCGTTGATGCACCCGGACAACCGTCGTACCCCCATTTATTGACGAAACGGATTAAGTCCCAGTGTGAGGCGGTTCTCCGGAAAAGAGTCTTCCAAGACTTTGGAAGTGCTCCTGAGCACCAAAGGCTCCTCCTCTCTGTTGTCGACGCTATCCCGTCTAGCCTCTTAAGGGCGTCGCGACTCGAGACTGAGTGGTGCCTCCTTAGTCTTCCCCGTTCCCTACCCCCCTCGCCAGCACCTTCGTACGTCGAGGAGAATCTTATGGTGGAGCGCCTGGCTAGCCGTGGGTTCCCAGATCGTTCTGAGCAGGTCGCCTCTGACTTGCGGAACTTCTCAAAAGACTTTTCCCTCGCCCGGGCCCGTCCCTTGCCGCCCTTCGAACTCCCGATGAACACGTCTGCCACCTTGAATTTTCCTCGAGACAAAGGAGGATTTCTCTCGGCAATATCCGAGAAGTTGCGGCATGTTGATGTGGACGCCCCTGAGATCTTGTCAGTGATCCATTCCGATGATCTCTCCCGAGTTGCACGGTCCTATCAACTTTTGGCCGACGCTGTGTGCTCAATCCGCCAGAAGTTGGACTCGGGGCTCGTGTTCCCTTTAGGTAGGACCGAGATCGTTCCCGATAAAGGCCCGAAGTCCCGCGGAGTTACCCCTATCTCGGAGGACTTTTTAGTTTGTGCCCACTACCTACGCTCCCGCCTCTTCCCCCTCCTGCTCGAGGAGCCGTCGGTCTCCCGGTCCTTAAGCGAAAAGCGATCCGACCATGCGATTGAACTCATCCGCTCTATGAGGGATACAGATGTGATCCTCTCGGCAGATCTGTCCGTGGCCACGGATCGAATCCCCTTTTGGGTCGCCCAAGAACTTCTACAGGGTACGCTCTCCGGGTTGAGGGAGGCGGGGGTCGCCGTCGCGGACTCTTTTGATGACATCCTTCTCTCGCTTTTGGGGCCTTACGAGCTGCGAACAACTTACCAACCTGACCCATCTTTCGTGACAAAAGGTGGCATTCTCATGGGCGTCCCGTGCTCATGGTTCTTCCTCAACCTGTACAACCTTTATTGTGTCTCGGTGGCCAGCCGTGAGGTTCCCGATGGGCTTTCGGGCCTCATGGTAAACGGTGACGATCTTTTAGCCACCGCTTCTCCCGACTGGATCGTCGAATATGAAAGAACGGTGACCTTACTTGGCGGTGTATTCAGCGTAGGAAAGCACTTTTGCCACCCCTCCCTCTGGACGTTCTCCGGCCTATATGGGGTGGGCTCTTTTGTGCTACCGCCCTTAGCGTGGTTGTCATTGAAGACCGCGCCAAGGCCCCAGGCCTCTTTAGCCGACGCCAACGTTCCTGTGTGGAAACGCATTGGGTGTACAGTTGAGGCGACCTACCAATGCTCTATTAGGAACTACCCCCGTCTCTCTTCAGTCGTCCTCGACCTTTCGTACTTTGGACTATTAGGGATTGGTAACTGGGCCCGAGATATGAATCTGCCCCTACGACTGCCGAGGGAGTTGGGTGGTATGGGCCTCCGTTGTCGGAATGGCCGGTGGTGGGACCTTACTACTTGCGAAGTCGGCGCTCTCTGTGACATGTGTGTAGATGGCATAGAGCAGGACTCTATACCCCGCGGCCTCGTATCGCTTTCCTCGGCCATCAACTCTACTCGGACTCCTTGGTCGTCACTAGTCGAACCATTGGAGGCCCAGGGACATTCCTACGAGATCGTTAACTCGCTCTCTCTCACCTCTCTAGACTCGCCAGATATCCTTGATGTCCCTTTGTGTGAAGTTTCTTCTCGCGTTTTGGCGGTTCAGTCCGTAGACCTCATGTTCACGATTGGACCCGATTTTGAGTTTCTAGAGTCTCAGAAGCATTCCTACCGTGTGAACGGCTATCGTAGCTTGTATTGGAGGGAGATCTCGAGGTTATCCGGCTGCCCTCACGGCGAGCGGGGTTGCCGTCGCCGCCGTGTACCCCTAACTGAGTTCTTCCGGGAGTCCGTGGCGGCGATCCTCGAGTGTTTTAAGGTCCGTAGGGTCACCTCTGACCTCTGTTGCCCAGCCGCCTTCCTCGGTATCTTACCGGGTGGGGTGGATAAACAGTGGGCCTTTCTGGTTGACCAGTACCGCCGCCGCGGGGACCGTGAGTTAGTCCGGTACCTCGACCGTAAGAAGTTCCTCGAGTCTGTCCGCGACGGGACCGTGACCCCCCGGCCCGGTGAGTTGCATGGAAAGAAACTCCGGGAGGCTGAAGAGGCACTGGCCTCCCGACATCGTCGCGAGCGGGCGAAAATTCGAGAGGGCATCCGCGGTATCAATGAAGAAAAAGTTTTCAAGGAGTCGGTTCCGACCCTCGTTGATGAGGCTTTACTAGAGGGTTTTGGCCTCTCCACCGGCGAATACGGTGAAACGTTACGTTTCTACCGGGCTTGTCCGGGTTAGTCG